GTCGTATGGATTTTTTCCATGACAAGGGGCATATCCTGCTGGGTGATCTTCATATTCCATTCAAGTCCATCGGCGATGGCTGCATGGGAGAGATTTGATGATCCGACATAAGCCGAGGAAAAGCCGCTGCTGCGGTAAAAAATATAGGCCTTGGCATGAAGACGCGTTTCCTTGACATTGTAGGAAATCCGGACCTCCGTATTGGGAAGAGCCGCCAGCTCGGCTACGGCCTTGGGATCGGTCGCACCCATATAGGTTGTCGTAAGGACGCGGAGCTTTCCTCCATGGCGGGTGAATTCCTGGAGATAGGGGCGGATCATAATATACCCTGAATATTTGATAAAGGAAACGAGCAGGTCAATGCGGTCCGCGGATTGGATTTCCCGCTGCAGTTCCGTTACAAGGGAAACGTCCTTTTTGCTGTTGGTAAAGAGCGTGGAATGGGAAAGCCCCGATAAAGGCCGCTCCAGAATGATTTCCTTGAGGGTATTCTGACGCCGTTTCAGCTGGGTGAGAAGAAAATCCTCACGGCTTACGGTGTGGCCTTCGCCTAAGGTTTCCATGCGTTTTGAAAGAAGCCGGATGAGGTCATTGACAAGATGAAGTTCCTTACTAAGGGCCGTACTTCCTTCTTCATCCTGATCGGCGATTTCCTTTAGGCAACAGTGAATGAGGCGGCCGGCATAATCAGATAGATAACGGGCCCCTTCCTGGGAATCGACCGTCTCCGTCTCCTTCCAAATCTGTTCTTCTTTGCTTGCCTCGTCAAGCACCTTCCCGAGTTCGTCTGAAATGACGCGCTCATAGATTCCATCAGGCAGCAGCGTAAGTTCCATAGGGCATCCTCCTTTATGCTTTCCAGTATAGCAGATCGCGTCCTTTTCTGCAGCTAAAAGAAAGAGGGGGAGCGTGGCAAATCCATTGCATGAATGGCCGGCACCTGTTACAATAAATGCAGTATGTAGGACAGAAAAAGCAAAGGAGGCCTCGCTGTGTCCGTAATCATTGCAGAAGAACTGAGAGCTGGGTACATCCTCGGTGATCCAGATAATGACCAATATCTATATATGCCGGGCAGTGAGATTGGTGTGGACGATCCCATGTGTATTTTTGAGGACAAGGATTTTAAAACCGATGTTCACCTCAAGGAAGCTGTGGAGATTGCTAAGAAACTGACACTGAAACGGGTCCATCATCCCCTCATGGGTGATCGGTCCTATTGATGAATCGAAGTAGGAATGGAGCAAAACAATGGAAAAAGAAATTTTCAGCATTGATGTTGGGAGAGCGGCCCTGCGCATGGCCATGTCTGAAACAAGGGACGATGAGGACCGCCTGAAAGCAAATTACGCCAAAGAAGGATTCCGTACGGCTGCCGTTAATTTTGGCGGTGAGTTTTTGCCAAGCGTCACAAAGATTGTGGAACGTGCCATGGTGGCGGCCGAACGGCAGCATATCGTCTCAGACAGTCACGTCGGGGCTGGAACTGTGGCAGGTGCTGCCCATGAAGCCCTAAGCCAGGTTATTGCCAAAGCCTCGGGCTTTAATGTCGGCGGCAAGGTGGGCATTGCTCGTTATGGGGAACACGTCTGCGTCGCCATCTTCATGAGTGTTGGCGTTCTGAACCTCAATGAAATGGCTGTTGGCCTTGCTCATCGGACCCTTGCCGGTGTGGACTGAACCGCAGTCTAAAAGATGGGCTGTTGCCGGAAGGCTCCCTTTGCCGCCCTGTTTTTCCTTTTACAATTTTGTTGACACACCCTATAAGATGTGGTAAAATGACAAAGTCGCTGATAAGTACGACATGGTGGCTATGGTGAAGCGGTTAACACACCGGATTGTGGCTCCGGCACGCGTGAGTTCGATCCTCACTAGCCACCCCACTTTTTTTGGGCTTATTGGGGCATAGCCAAGTCGGTAAGGCACGGGACTTTGACTCCCGCATGCGTTGGTTCGAGTCCAGCTGCCCCAGCCATTTGATTCACTAGCTCAGTTGGTAGAGCACCTGACTTTTAATCAGGGTGTCCCGGGTTCGAATCCCGGGTGGATCACCACATTGTTCAAATAAGAACTCTTTATCTTGACAGGATTCTGTAGGATAGGGAGTTTCTTTTTATAGTTGTATTGAATCTCAATAAAATCTTCATAGATGATGACACTGCGGACGAGGGATGAGAGCAAAATACTCTTGTACTTGTCCGCTTTTTTTATTTGCTGGGAAATGGACCAGAAAAAGAATTCAATATGTTTTTCGGTTAATTGAGGAATCCTGCTCATCAATTCTTCCCTCCTGATATCGTCATTTAAGGTTTGGAGCTGTTTTTCGTAGTCCTGAATATGATTTGTCACGGTCTGACTAATAAGGCCCTCTTCGATGGCTTTTATGCAGTTTTGGAGTTTCCTTGAAATGTCTGCCTTTTGATTTTGGAGCGATTGCAGCACAAGGGATGGCCCTTGTTCTTTTTGAGCGCTGATAGCTTGCTTTGCAATGGCTTTGATTGCGTCTTGATTGCTGAGAAGCTGAGTGGTCGTATCACAGATAAGGTCTTCGAGCTTATCCGCACGGATCGCCTTTGTAGTGCATCCTTTTCTCTTGAGATGGTTTCCGCAATCGTAATAATGATAGACGCGCTGCATCTTCGAGGTCCCTGCCGTGCCAACCATGCTTCCGCCGCATTGACCGCAAAATAGCCGTCCGGTCAACAGATAGTTTTCACCGCGTGACTTTGCAATACATTTCTTTTTCGCTTTCGTGATTTCCTGGACTTTTTGCCATTCTTCAGGATTGACAATGGCTGGAATCGCATTCGGCTTTTTAATGCCATTCCAAAGAAAGGTGCCAATGTATCTTTCGTTCTTCAAGATGGTATTAAGGCTCGTGCGGCCAAAAGGTCTCCCAAAAGCCGTCCGGCATCCGGCGGCGTTAAGCTCGCGAATGATTGATGCTGGTTGCCTTCCTTCCAGGGCCATTTGATATATCCATCGCACAGTCTTTGCTGCCGGATCATCGATGATAAGATGGTGCGCCACGTCGAGCTTATACCCGAGCGGCACGGTCCCGCCTGGCCACTTGCATTCCAGGGCATTCTCCGTCATTCCGCGCATGACGTTTTCAGCAAGCTCTGCAGAATAGTATTCCGCCATGCCTTCAATGACTGATTCCAAAAGGATGCCGCTCGGATCATCAGCGATGTTTTCCATGGCGCTTACAACCTTAACGCCGTATTTCTTCAGCTTATGCTTGTACTTTGCGCTGTCATAGCGGTTTCTGGCGAAGCGATTGAGCTTGTAGACGAGGACAGTGTCAAAGGCTTGTGTAGCCGCGGCCTGAATCATCATCTGAAATTCTGGGCGTTGGTCACTGCGACCAGAAAGGGCCCTGTCGGCGTAAACATGTAGGATGGTCATACCGTTTCTTTTGGCGTAGTCTTCGCATACACGCAGCTGGCCCTCAATGGACTCCTCGCGCTGGCGGTCTGAAGAGTACCGAGCATAAATGACAGCCTTTGTTGTATTTTCAATAGTGGTGTTTTTTTGCATAATAATAGCCTCCTTCTATGGCTAGATGGAGGCCGACGTGATATACTATTAGCATAGTCGACCTCCTGTGGTGGATGGTTTAGACTGTTGCAGCGGTACTGGTAATACCTGCTGCGCGTCCCTCATCGTGTTCCTGCACGGTGGGGGATTTTTTTATAGAAATTTGCAATGCCCAGTTACGGACTTATGATCTTTTCTTAATTGATTTCAGGGGATTTTAATTCAAGGAGTTTAAGAGATTCCCTGTATTCTTCTGCTTTTGGAATTTCTATAAAGGTCACAGCTTTATCGTATTTTTCTTTAACCAGTTTCTCTATGTTAGACAATGTTACCTTAAAGAATTCTTTTCTATGATTTACTTTATTGACTTCTAAATTCCTAAATTCTTGATGTAACAAAGCTTCGAGCGCAGGGGCGTCATCTGAGAAGATAAGTGCATGGACATCAAAATCAAAGGGGACCGAAGCGCTGCTTAACTCCTTGATCCGGTCTAAAGGTTCAAGACGGCGGGTCATGCCAATCTTGAAGATGTTTTCACCGAAAGAACCAATGTTGGAAATGATATATACATAGCCGGCCTTCGCATTTGCTTCACGCTGATTGATGTTTTCTTTATCTTTAGACAGTTGTTCAAGCTTTTCATTGAGTTCCCTAATTTTATCAATGTAAAGCTGCTTTTCAGCGTCCATAGAACTATTCTGTAGATACTTCATGGTTCGTTCTATTTCATGTTTGAATTGATTTTCATCTTTCTCAATTTTCTTCCTAGCCATCTCTAATTCGTGGCGAACCTTTTCTTCTTCTCGCAGTTGTTCCTTTTGGACCTGGAGCAGTTCTTTTTCTTCTTGCAACTTCTTCTGGTATGCATAGAAGCATGTCATTCTTAACAGCTTTAACTCCAAAAATTCTTTAGAAAGTTGAACGTTATCAATGGCAAAAAGTTTGTTGTGAGCTTCGAAAGATCGAGTAATTTTTTGCCTGATGTTGTCAAGGTTGCGAACCGTTACGCTTCTGATTAAAGATTCGGTTTCGCTGTTAAAGCTCCTAAGGAGTTGATTTTTCTGTTTCCGTAATGCACTTTGAGTAACGTCTTGAGCACCAGACGTAGTGAAAACGGCTCGATCTTCTTTTTGCAACTCCTGTTCATCGGTTGCCAAAAGAGCAAGTTTATTCTTAATCTCTGCAGATGAAATTTCTTCGTAAATAGCAGTATCGAGCTCAGGGGTAATGAGAATTTCATCAACGGACTTTTTAATTGCCTCTAAGACAGATTTTTCCTGCTTTGTTTTTGCTGCAAGTTCTTTAGAAAGGTGCTGATGCTCCTTATCTAGAATTTCTTTTCGCTGTATATATTCATTTTCCAAGTGTTTATTCTTTTGCGCATACTGATCTTCCAACTCCTTATTTTTCTCCGTATAAGAAGCTTGTAAATTCTGCAATCTTTCAGAAGCGGTTGCAATTTGCTCCTGGATATTTTCAAGCTCTATCAGTTGACTCGATTCAATACTTACATAGCGCCGGCTTCTCAAACATACAAGGATAATTGCTATAAAAAAGGGAATGATAAAAAAGGAAAAAGCACTTACGAGAACGAGAAAAAGAGGACTAAAGTAAAATGGTGCTTCTTTAAAATTTTTAAGTTTAGTAGACATAAACGGGGCCTCCTATTTGATATAAATATCCAAATCCTCGCCAACTTCACAATATTTGCTGTTTTGATGACAAGAGGATTCTATATTCTCAACATTTTCTTTGAAAAAGTCATTGCCCATGATATGGCAAACCTCATGCTTAATAGCATCCTTTTTCCCTGCATCAGAAAGGTTGTTGTTTACTATAATGGTATAGCTATCATCATAATTGGCATGGACGAGGGCGGGGATGCTGTGCGGCAAGTCTTGATATGTAACGATGATCATTCTATTTTCCTTCTTTGGCTTTGAGTCCTTCTATAATGCTTATCACAATCTTGACATCCTCAGGCTTCAAGTCCCGGGAAGCATCGAAAAGAATTCTTTGTCCTGGATTATCTTTAAGCTCCTGTGCAAGCCTAGCCGTTTCGGGATCGAGATAGTATGGCTTTTCTTGGGGCTCATCCCAGTCCAAGAGATCCGCTACCGTTGTATTCAGCGCTTCGGCAAAAGCCTTGAGTTTGGATTGAGTAAGATCGTTGACTCCAGATTCAAGCTTGGCAATTGTTGATCTGGACTTATACCCCAATCTGCGAGCTAGTTCATCTTGAGATAGACCGGCTTCTTCTCGCCTAATTCTGATTTTGTCTCCCAACGTCATGATAATCACATTCCCTTCTAAGGATAGCTATGTTTTAATTATAGTATTTTTGTTATTAAAAATCAACAAAAGTTAAAATTATAAAAATGATGTTGACATAAAATCACAAAAGTTGTATTATCGATTTGTGATTTAAAATCACTGAAAGGAGGTGCCTGAAATGACTGATACGTCTTTACTTAATGCCGCTATTGCAAAAATCGGAATTACCAAGAAAGAACTAGTAAAAGCGTTAGGACTTACATACGCTGGATTTTGGAAAAAATTAAATAACCAATCCGAATTCAAAGCAACAGAAATCAAGAGGATCCAGAGATTACTGCATTTAAGCGATGCTGAAAGAGATCATATTTTTTTTGCCCAGAATAGTGATTGAAAATCACCAAAAAGTCAAAAAGGAGGTGATGACGATGTCATTTTGGAATGACGAGAAGAAAAAAGAATTTAAGAGGCAATATGAGGAATACTGCAGCGGTTCAATGGGCCCTGAAGACAAGAAAAGATTTGAAAAACTGCTCGTGCTGCTAGCCGTACATGATTTTCAGAATAAAAACAGTCTCCCTATTTACCTCTTATGGGGATGCCTTTTAGCCCTGCTTGTAGACGCCGTGTATAAGGCCGTAATTGGTGGCGATTGGATAACACCCTTGGGCTGCTTAATTGGAGTAGTCGGTTTTGGAACCCTGTTATTTTTTATCGCTAGTATTACTCCGGATTAAGCATTTATCTACAATGCGCTTGATTAATCTAGGTAACACGTAGTAGAGGATAAAGCTTGAAATTGCATGTTTGCCAAGGATTTCATCAGTTAATTGAATGCGTTGGGAAAGGGTTTGATGGAGCGATTGTGATAAAAATTCCAATCGCGCTAAGTCCTTAGAGGGAACCCCTTTTCTCACCAAGGCCCCTTGAATCAGGATGTCATAAGAAAGCATTTGAGCACGCAGGGCATCATCAAAAATTTCGATGTAATTCAATGTATAAGGCTCAAGAAGATGAAATTGAGAGCAAGCGGTTTCAATGATTGACTGACCAAATTTCATATTCCTAATTATTTCAGCGTTTAGTTGAAGCCACCAAAGGTAATTTTGATAGGCTTGTTTATCCTCATTCACAGTTTTACGCCAATTTTTGTAAAGATATACAACTACGCTGAAAATGGCTGACCCAATACCAGTAAAAATAATTTCGAGCATTTATATGCGCCTCCTGTTGGGAAGAGTATACCACGGAGCTAAAGAGCAAAGAAAGGCGGTGCGCGCATGGAACAGCTGATTGACTATATCAGACGGTATCTGGTCGAACATCAAAACGAATATGAGGCGTGGGTAAAGGAGAAAGGAGCGCATCATGACGACGAAAGCTAAGGCAGCCATCATCGCCACGGCACTTATTACTGCAGGAATCCTGACTGCAGGAGCCATTTGGAGAGAACGAATCAAACCCGAACCCACTGACTACCTAACGTTTGAGCGGGTTGTTTACAGCGGCGACAGCTTATGGAGCTTATGTGAGAGGTACAGCGGATACGAGGATATCCAGACAATCATCATGAGAGTCAGGGAAGACAATGGAATTGAAAATCCTGGAGCATTGCAGCCGGGACAGAAAATCAAGGTCAGAGTTAAGAAATTAGGACGCTGATCCGAAAAAATAGTGAAATTTTAAGAGATTTTACTCAAGATTTTAGTGAAATGAGGAAAGACCAGTGCTAGATTCGTTGTGTTTTCTGATTGTTTTAGGGGTTTGTATCGTAATGGTGATGCAAGAACCCCGGTAAGGAGGGGAGAAAGATGCCATCTTATAAGGCACACATAGCCACACGGTTTGGCAGATTCCGACCGGCAAGATTTGTGTATGACTGGGGAACTAAAATCGATCACAATTATTTTTATTTCGAGAACGGTTTTGGCGCCAGTGTGGTCCAAGGTCCTCTCACGTACGGCGGGCGTGATGGACTGTGGGAGTTAGCTGTCCTGGAAAAGACCATCCACGGCTGGCTGTTTGCTGACGGAAATCCGCTTGGTAGTGAAGTTATTGGCCATCTCACAGAGGTGGAAGTCGAAGAATTGCTGGAAAGGATTGAAGAAATGCCAGCTAGTGGAAGAGAAAAGGAGAGAAAAAGAGGATGAGGAAGAATGACGTTTTTGATAAGGAACGCTTTAGACACATACAGATTAGGGAATATCGCAGGATGAAAGTTCCGGAGCTATTCATCCAGATTCTTTTTAATCCTAAATTTACCGAAGAAAGACGGAAAAGCATCCTGCTGCGACAGTGGTTAAGAGCGATAGGTCAGCCTAGTGCTAAAAGGGAGGATTAAATAATGGAATACAAAACGATATCCTTCACGGAGAAAGGCCCGATAGACGTCTATTATGATGCAGAGTATCGATGCTGTCTATTCTGTTTTTACGGACATGTTGAAAAAAATGGAAACTACGAAGATGGGGACTACTATAAAGATGGACGCAATTTCTACTGTAATATTGTCTGTTCCTGTGATTCACCTGAAGAATGCGAAAGGGCTAGATATTCCTGGTTTCATGAAGGAGATTGAGAAAAATGTGGAACATTACAATTCGCGCTGAGTACCCTTTAATTTATGGTCCACGCAAAGTAATTGGTACTGGAAAGACGTTGGAAGACGCCATCAAGGAAGCTGAGGATTGGCTAAAACGGGAGCTATCTACATCTGATGACCCTCATGCTATTTTAACTGACGAAAACCAAATCCCTCACATTTTGGATTATGACGATATCATCGAGGCCATCCAAAATGCAGCTTACAATGAGGAAATCTTTGATAGGTCAGACATGCTATGGCCAGATGATAGCCTTATTAAAGACATTAATAAGGAAATCGCGAGCTGGACTGGTGCTTATCCCATTATCAAAGAAATTTCTGGTGAACCATTTTGGGATAGATATTGGAAAACAAGGCCAAATGAACAATAAAGCCCTATCAGCACGGCAATGCTGACAGGGCAAGGAGATGAATCTTTCCACAGGATTCACCTCCATTCTATCACAGGAGGTAAGAAAATGAAAATTAATGCTTTGGAACTTGAAAACGTCAAACGGATTAAGGCCGTCAGGTTGGAGCCAAGTCCCAATGGGCTTACCATCATCGGTGGAAAAAATGGACAAGGTAAGACTAGCGTCCTTGATGCCATCGCTTGGGGGCTTGGCGGGGATCGCTACAAACCATCCGTCCCTGCAAGGGAAGGAACATTGCTCCCGCCTGCAATCCATATTGAATTGGATAATGGCATTATTGTAGAGCGGAAGGGAAAGAACAGCGCTCTCAAGGTCATTGACAGCAATGGCAATAAGAGCGGTCAGTCCCTCCTCAAGGAGTTCATCAGTCAGTTGGCCCTAGACCTGCCCAGCTTCCTCAAGGCGACGGACAAGGAAAAAGCGGATACCCTGCTGCAGATCATTGGAGTAGGGAATCAGCTCCAGACCATTGACGAAAATATCCGCAAAATCTACTACCAGCGTACAGAGATTGGACGCATCAAGGAACGCAAGGAAAAGGCAGCTGCCGATATGCAGACCTTCCCAGGAGCCCCGGAAGAGCCCATCAGCGCTATGGAATTGATCCAACGACAGCAAGCTATCCTGGCAAGGAATGGGGAGAATCAAAAAAAACGGTTCCATCTCTCTGATCTTCAGCGCAAACAGACGGACCTTGCCAATCGCATCAACGCTCTTATGAGTGAACTGGAACAGGCAAGAAGCCAAAAGGAAATCATTGACCGTGATGTTGAAACCGCAGGCAAGGACGTTGCTACGCTCCAGGACGAGTCCACGGAAGAGATCGAGAAGAACCTGCAGCAGGTCGAGATGATCAATGCCCAGATTCGAAAGAATGCGGAACACAAGAAGGCAGTCGAAGAAGCAGAACGGTATGGGAATGAATATGCAGAGCTTACAGGAGAGTTGGAGCGGCTCCGTGCTGACCGCCGTTCCCTCCTTGATGGCGCTGACCTTCCGCTTCCTGGGCTCTCTGTGGAAGATGGCAAGCTCCTTTATAAGGGCCTTCCCTGGGATGGCATGAGCGCCAGCGAGCAACTTAAAGTTTCAACAGCAATTGTGAGGAAGCTCAATCCTAACTGCGGCTTTGTTCTGATGGACAAACTCGAACAGATGGATCCGGACACGCTCCAGGACTTCGGAGCCTGGCTTGAGCGGGAAGGGCTGCAAGTGATTGCCACCCGCGTGTCTACGGGCGATGAATGCAGCGTCATCATTGAAGACGGCATGGTCAAAAGTGAAGAAGCCGCTGCTAAGCCGGCCTGGAAGGCAGGAACATTCTAATGAAGCTGCTGAAGGAAAAAGATTTGAAGCTCAAGGCGCTCATGATTGAACAGAAGAAGGCTTGGGAAGACTTACAGGAAGCTCAATACCAACTGAAGAATCCTCTGCTTTGGCCAAACGAGGTTGAATACATGAAAGGGATCCTTGCTCACAAAGAAAAAGATTATCAGCGTGCAAATGATGAGCTTAGAGCATACATGAACGAAAAGGGAGGAAAAAGACATGCTTAATATCAGCAAAGGAATCGTTTTGCGTCCACAAAAAGTCGTTGTTTATGGGCCTGAAGGCATCGGGAAATCCACCTTCGCAAGCCATTTTCCAGATCCGCTTTTCCTGGATATTGAAGACAGTACCAGCCAACTTGACGTTAAGCGCATCCCAGACATCAACTCATGGGCCATGCTCCTCGGCATCATCGCGGATGTGAAAAATGAAAAGCCTTGCAATACCCTCGTTATTGACACGGTGGATTGGGCGGAAAAGCTCTGCATCCAATATGTCTGCGCCCAAGCAAAGAAAAGCTCCATCGAGGACTTTGCCTACGGGAGCGGCTATACGAAGCTCATGGAAGCCTTTGCCCGCTTCCTGGAGGCCCTGAATGGCGCAACAAAGGCAGGTATCAACGTGGTCCTTAACGCTCATGCTCAAATCAGGAAATTTGAGCAGCCAGATGAGATGGGCGCCTATGATCGGTGGGAACTGAAGCTCAACAGCAAGACCACGAACAAGACGGCAGCCATCGTTAAGGAATGGGCCGATGCCCTGCTTTTCGCGAACTATAAGACCATTATCATGACGGATCAGACGACCAACAAGAAGAAAGGCGTCGGGGGAAAACGGGTCATGTATACCCAGCACTCAAGCACCTGGGACGCCAAGAATCGCTGGTGCTTGCCTCCGGAAGTGCCATTTGAATATGCCAGCATTGCGCCTTATATCCCTGACCTTGGGGAGCCGTCTGTGGTCATTGATTCACCTCAGGGCAGTGTCCCATTGCCGCCAGATCCTTCGCCTGAAGAAGAGGCATTCTGGGATGTCCAGGATAATCCTACTGCAGCATCCCAAAACGCTCTGCAACCGGAAGTTATTGCCACCGCTGCCCAGGTCAATTCGATGGACCCGAAGCAAGCTGTCATCAAGCAAGTCTTTGACCTTTTGAAGGCTGAAGGCGTGACGGAAACCGATGTTCGCCGTGCCGTTGCTGCGCGGGGCTACTACCCGGAAGAAACCAGCATCATGGACTATGACATCGAATTTTTGAAAGGCGTCATCCTTGGTGCCTGGCCGCAGCTTAAATCGTTTATTGTTGCTAATAAAAATAAAATTTAGGAGGAAATAAAAATGAGTTTTGAAAATATGGGAACAGTTGTGGAAGATAAGGTATTTGGTTGGGAAGACGAAATTACCGCTGAAGGCGGGAACAAAAGTTACACCCTCCTTGAAGAAGGGGATTATCCCTTCGTTATCAAAGAAGTTGAACGCTCCATGTATGAGCCAAAAAATCCGAACAGCAAGATTCCACCATGTCCAAAAGCCATCATCCATTTGATGGTCATCCCGAATGATCCCGCAGCAACGGAGCCAGTGGAAGTGACCACAAATCTCTTCCTTCACAGCAGCCAGGAATGGAAGCTTGCTACCTTCTTCCTTTCCATTGGTGTTAAAAAGAAGCATGAACCACTCCATATGCGCTGGAACCTCCAAGGCCTTGAAGGCTGGTGCCACATGGCGCCGCGCGAATTTAATGACAAGACATACAACAACGTCGCTTACTTCATCGAACCAGACAAGGCCCCCAAGAGGGACCCCCATATGCCTGCCCCGAAGCCTGTGAACGGGACAAGCTTCACACCAGGGGCCTTCTAAGTGGAACTCCGGCCATATCAGCAGCAAGCGATTGAGGCCATTGAACAAGACTGGGAGCGTGGACACAGGCGCACGCTCCTTGTTCTTCCTACGGGCTGCGGCAAGACCATTGTCTTTGCTAACGTGGCCAAAAGAGCCGTGGCCCGTGGGAAAAAGGTCCTCATCCTTGCTCATAGAGACGAGCTTTTAAATCAAGCCCAGGATAAGATCTTAAAGGCGACAGGACTCATGACCAGCAAGGAAAAAGCGGAAGAAACTTCCCTGGACAGCTTTTTCCGGATTACCGTTGGAAGCGTGCAAACCATGCAGCGGGAAAAGCGGCTTGAACGGTTTGCACCTGATGCTTTCCAGACCATCATCGTTGATGAAGCTCACCACGCCCTTGCAAATGGCTATCAGACGGTTTTAAATCACTTCCCTGATGCGGAAGTCTTAGGTGTCACGGCAACGCCTGAGAGACAAAATGTGGCGTGCCTGGGCGAGTATTTTGACAATATCGCCTATGAATATTCCCTCCCGCAGGCAATCAAAGAAGGATACCTGTCACCAATCAAAGCACTTACGGTGCCGCTCAATATTGATATTGGTGGCGTGAAAATGTCTAGCGGGGACTATGCAGCGAACGAACTGGGAGATGCCTTATCCCCCTACCTTGAAGCCATTGCCACAGAAATGGAACAGTATTGCAAGGGTCGGAAAACTGTTGTTTTTCTCCCTCTTGTGGCAACGAGCAAGGCTTTCCGGGATATCCTGAACCGCCATGGATTTAAGGCGGCAGAAGTCAATGGAAACAGTGCAGACCGTGCCGAAGTCCTTGATGCCTATGAACGCGGGGAATACAACGTGCTCTGCAACGCCATGCTCCTCACGGAAGGATGGGACTGTCCCGCAGTGGATTGTGTTGTCGTCCTTCGTCCAACAAAGATCCGCAGCCTTTACCAGCAAATGGTGGGGCGGGGGAGCAGACTTGCGCCAGGGAAAAAGGATTTACTCCTCTTGGATTTTTTATGGCTTACTGAGCGTCATAACCTCTGCAGGCCAGCATCTCTCGTTTGCAAGGACGAAAAGGTTGCAGAAAAGATGACAAAGCGCCTTGAAGACAGCGCTGGGATGGCCCTTGATATTGAAGAAGCTGCAGATGAAGCAGAAAGGGATGCTGTAGCTGAGCGGGAAGCTAGTCTAGCCAAGGAACTCAAGGCCATGCGTGAACGCAAACGTAAGCTGGTGGACCCAATTCAATATTTCTTTTCCATCGAAGCAGGGGATCTTGCTGGATACGAACCGACATTCATGTGGGAAAAGGGCCCTGCGACGCAAAAGCAGCTGCAATACCTTGAAGCCCACGGAATCGCACCGGACACGGTAGAAAATGCAGGCCTTGCAACGCAGCTTATTGAACGGCTCAAGATGCGCCAACAAAATGGCCTTTCCACGCCAAAACAGATCCGTTTCCTGGAAAGAAAGGGCTTTGCTCATGTGGGAACCTGGAGCTTTGAATCCGCAAGCAGCATGATTGGACGCATCGCAGAAAACGATTGGCGCATCCCGTCTGGCATCATCCCCGCTGCTTATAAGCCGCAGGAAGGAATGAATCATGAAGCAATTTGACCTTTTAGGGGTGCTCAATTTCATAGACCCAACTTCCTGTTCCTATCAGGAATGGCTGCAGGTAGGGATGGCCCTCCAAAAAGAAGGCTATCCTCTCAGCGCTTGGGAAAACTGGAGCGCCCTTGACAGTGGACGATATCACCAGGGCGAATGCAGCAAGAAATGGGAGGGCTTTCGTGGCTCTCCCAATCCTGTGACAGGTGCTACCATCACCATGATGGCTAAGGAACGAGGGTGGAACCCAAAGGAACGGGAAGCGGGGCGCGCCCTTTCGTGGGATGATGAAATTCGTCAAGATCCATCAAGCGGGATCATCATCAATCCGAAACTCCTTGAAGGTGAGGCATTTAGGGAGCCACAGGGGGACTGGAAACCGGTACAGGAAATCATCACCTTTCTCCGTACACTCTTCAATGCTTCAGACCATGTCGGCTATGTCAACGAAAGTATGCGTAAGGATGACACGGACAAATTCATTCCCGCCAATAGTGGTTATACGAGCAGGACAAGCGGCACGCTCATCACGCAGCTTGAAAAGTGCAACGGCGATATTGGTGCCGTTTTTGGTGATTATAATCCGGAAGCTGGCATGTGGATCCGCATCAACGCCCTTGATGGACACGGCGTCAAAAACGAAAATGTGACCGCCTTTAAATACGCCCTGGTCGAATGCGACAACCTTTCCCTGGCTAAGCAGAACGAGGCTATCAGAAAACTGCAGCTGCCGGTGGCAACCCTGACCTACAGCGGCGCAAAAAGCATTCATGCCATTGTGAAGGTCGATGCAGCTAATGCGGAAGAATATCGGCAGCGTATTGATTTTCTGTACAAAATCTGCGAAAAGAACGGCCTTACCATCGACACGGCCAATAAGAATCCATCTAGGCTTTCCCGGCTTCCTGGCGTCAAACGAGGCGGCAAGAAACAGTTCCTTATTGGCACAAACCTTGGAAAGGAATCCTGGGACGAGTGGCGGGAATGGATCGAGAATACCAATGACGACATGCCCTTCATCAAGAATCTTGGAGAGGCAAAAGACAAAGGCCTGCCGCCCAAAGCAGATGAGCTCATCCACGGCGTATTGAGGCAGGGGCACAAGATGCTCATTGCAGGACCATCTAAGGCTGGCAAGAGTTTTGCGCTCATCGAGCTAGCTATGGCCATCGCATCGGGTACGACGTGGCTGGGACATTTTCCTTGCGAAAAAGGAAAGGTCCTCTACGTCAACCTTGAGATTGATGAGCCATCCTGCTTTGACCGCTTTGACGTTGTGGGGAAGGCACTTGGTATTGGTCATGAGGCTGACTACAACGTGGAAATTTGGAACCTGCGCGGGAAAAGTGTCCCGATGGACAAGCTAGCGCCCAAAATCATTGCCAGGGCGCAGGAATCGGATTACATGGCCATCATCATCGATCCGATCTACAAAGTCATAACGGGCGACGAAAACAGCGCTGACCAGATGGCTCATTTCTGCAACCAATTCGACAAAATCTGCACTGAGCTTGACTGCGCTGTCATTTACTGCCACCATCACAGCAAGGGCGGGCAAGGCCTCAAGAAGTCCATGGACCGCGCCAGTGGGTCCGGCGTCTTTGCCCGTGACCCTGATGCCATGCTGGACATGATTCAGCTCAAAGTGAAGGACCAAGATCCGGATGACATTGCAACGGCCTGGCGTATCACCGGAACGCTGCGGGAGTTTCCGTCCTTCCCTCCGGTCAACGTCTTTTTCCGCTATCCCGTCCACGTCGCTGACGATATGGGCATGCTCACGGATGCCACGGAAGAGGGCAGCTTGGCTGATGTTTACCAAAAGGGGAGGGAGCAGTCGAACAAGGCGAAAAAGGTAGAAGCCGCCAGAAATGTTGACAGCGTGGAATTTGCTTTCGAAGCATATGCCAATGAGGCTGGCAAAGCGAACCTGTCGGATATGGCAAGGTATTTTTCTAAGACAGAGAAAACTACAAGGAAATATATAGAAAATAACGGAGGATTCTTAATCAAAAATGGGGTGGTAGAAAGAAGAAAGAACACAGAAGTATGATTTATTAATTTACCTTAGTAAAGAATCGGGAAGGGAAATACAGTTATATATATAGTATTTCCTTATTTCCCTACTGCATATGTCAGGAAGTAGGGGGTAAATGTGTGGGACTACGTTTCCCACACACATTTCCCCTCTCCCTACTTCTCCAGACATATGGACAGTGGTTCTGAGAAAGTAATTAAAAGTCTAAAAGTCAAAATAGAAGTGTAAAACTAGGAAATGGAAGTGAAGCGATGACTAACAGCAAGAGAAAGGGTGCAAAAGGCGAGTTAGAAGTGGCCAGGCTCTGCAGGGCGGAAGGCTATGAGGCCCGCCGCTCAGCGCAGTTTTGTGGCAATAACGAAGAAGGCACGGCTGACGTGGTAGGCCTGCCCGGCATCCACATCGAGGTCAAGCGAGTGGAGCACCTTAACATTGATGACGCATTGGACCAGGCTAAGAGAGATGCCGCAAAGACGACGGGGAGCATCCCGACGGTGTTTCATCGGAAAAATGGGACTAAGTGGAAGGTTACGATGGACGCACACGAGTGGTTTAGGCTGTACAGGGAATGGGAAGCTGGGAGGAACGAGAAATGAAGGACATTGCGAGGATTGAATGTGCGTTGATTGATATTAAGTACGAATGTGGAGATCGAGAGTGCAAGTACTGCCCGATGCGCACACGCTATGGGGAATGCGTGATTGAGGTGCTAGACGACGGAGGCCCGTTCGCTGACCAAGCGTATTCTGAATGTGTGGGCAAAACGGGGAAACGGTTGCTAGATAATGTCGACAAGGGAAACGCAGATGGGAAATATACGAAAAAGATTTTGGCATTTATGAGAACTGCGGCGTTTCCGAGTATGTGGAATATGAACCAGTGGAGGGCAATGTTCAATGAGGAAGACAAGGGGCAAAACAAGGACCAAAACGAGAAAGAAAAGCCTCAAACGGTTCCCGACATGATTCACCTCCCTGACCGCTACACTTGGCGTGACTGCGGGGAAACGCTTGAATTGATTGAAAAGTTCGTAAAGAATCAAACGGACTCTTATTTAGCGTTTTGCGAAGGGAATGTTATCAAGTATCTCGTAAGGTATCCAAAGAAAAACGGTGTTGAGGACCTCAAAAAGGCCCGTGAATACCTTGCCCGCATGATCGATTATTTGGAGGGCAAGGAATGAGCGCCCTGACAGCTGTATATTTTATTCCGATGATCAAAAAAAAAGATGCTGCTTATCATGCAAGGACCTTCCATGTGACTGGGAACTGCCAAAACGTCATGAAGAAAAATTCCATTAAGGACGAAGAAGCGGTGATGTTTGTTACCGTCGAGAACGAATGAAGGAGGCAGAAACATGAAAAGCAAGGTTTTGTATTTCCCCCGGGGCGTGGAAGTAAGGATTACGCCCAATTCTGTAGTAACCGATGAATTTCGGCAGCAGATCCGTGACTCATTCCGAGACTACACATGGGGGACCCACGAAGATTACCGTTACCAAGACAAGCT